GCCACCATTAAATTCTAAATAATTATTAGTTGACCAAGTAAGCTTTGAGTTACCACCAGCACCAAACTGAATGTTGTTAGAGGATAGCACCATCGCAGAGGATGCACTATCAACTGCGAATCTCATCTGCGTTACAGGGTCGCAATATATTCCATTGTTTGATGCAGCGAAGTTAATCGCCATGTCAGAGCTGTTGCCTCCATCTAAGAATATAGATTGGCCAGAAATGTCTCCTACAACTTGGACTTTTGTGGTCGGACCATTTGTTCCTACGCCCACATTTCCAGCGGCAGTGACCCTAAATTTCTCAACCCCGCCACCTTGCCAAACTAAGCTGCCACCATTTATTAACTTAGATGTTCCGTAGTTAAACTCTGCGCCTCCAGCATTACCTAGTTTTATATTGGGTGTTTCAGTATCACCAAATAGACTACCTCCACTTAAGTTTATATTGGTTGTTGTTGTATTGCCATTATCACAAACGTCTTGGAGAGTTTGAGTCTCCGCAGGGGAATCTCCAGAGAGAAGATAAGGAATATGATTATTAGTAATTCTATTACCCGCACCTGTTCCTTTAACGCTGCCAGAGATGAAACCGTCTCCTCTCACATCAATCAATGCTGTCGGTTCAAAGGTATCAGTGGAGACACCCGAAAATACAGCCAAGCCATGATTAGCTTGCATTTGGATAGTATTAGGAGGAGTATTATCTGCACTTTCTGCTGCTACAAAAATTCGTGTGGCACTATTACTAGAATAGTTAGATCCTAGTGTTAGTTCATTATCGTTATCATTAGCAAATACAGAACCCCAACCTAATTGTAAGTAGCGTGATGCTACAGTGGTATGATAAACATTTAATGTTTGTCTTACATTAACACTTTCACTATCTTCAGCCCATAAGATATTTTTATCTGAGCTGCTCTGCACTAAAAATCCCGTAGTATCTCCAGCTTTGATTTGAAGTGTAGCATCTGGGCTAGTTATGCCTATGCCTACGCTGCCGCCACTAAAGAATGAATCACCGTTTGTCTCTAGTCTTATGGCCTCTGCTGCTGATGCATTAAAAATAGAAAATCTAGGATGATTACTATTAAATTCAGAGTCGAGAACTTTGCGGTTAGAATTGTTGGTGTTTGTTATAGAAAATGGCGACTGACTATTTGTAGTCCAAACCTCTAATCTAGATCCATCTAAAGTTCCATCTGCTTCACCAACTAATAAATTGCCGTATACATTTGTTTTTGTGGCATCAAATTCAAGAACATTATCTGTGCCAAGGGTTGCTGCTCTACTTATTACAAAGTTATTAGAATCATCATCATCTATCCCCATAGAGAAAGAAGTTCCACCATCTAATTTGTAATGAGTAAAACAGTCCCCAAGAGCATTTTTAGATTCTATTCTTAATTCAGCAGCGCTTGCGCCTCCAGATATGTGGAGAATACTCGCTGGACTATTTGTTCCTATGCCAACTTTATCGCTATATAGTCCCGTCACACCAGAGATGTGCGGCCCAGTAGAAAGGATCGAAGTGCTTGTTGTGTTGCCGCGAGCGGTAACAGTAGCAAGGGTATCTGCTTCAGCAGCAGATCCCGTAGACACTGGAACTCCGCTTATGAATAAACCTTGATCGAATTGTCCACTGACACCAGATATCGTCCCCGCGACAGCTAGTTCTGTTGTGGGGCTAGTAGATCCTATCCCTACATTGCCATCTTCTTTTATTGTAAATAATTCATCAACATTAGCTTCTCCCGTATTTCTTGTTACGAAAAACTTTGAGGAGGTAGAGTCATTATTAGAGTCGATTCTAAATTCTAAGTTAGTCCTAGATGTTAAAATAGGTTGCTCGCTTGTCTCTACGACAATTGGGACATTAAATCTTAGTGCTCTTGCAAATCCATCATAAGCTTGGTCATAAAACTGCCAATATTGATCGCCAGCATTGTTAAGAACTGATTGATCACCTTGAATACGAAGGTTTGTCGCGAATCTAACTGAATCAGAAGCATTTAATATTATTTGATTAAGAGGGTTATAGAACCTAATGTTTTCCGTAGCACTGTAGCCTATTATACTTTTATCAGTATTTGCGATCTTGATGTTACCATCAACTGTTAGTGTTTCGCTTGGACTAGTTGTGTTTATTCCTACATTACCGCTCTCAAGAATTGTCAACCTTTCGGTGGCAGCACCTCCTCCATTAACTCTTGTAAATAGAGCCAAGCCACCTCCCCACTCTCCAGCAGTAGCATTGGTTTTCTTTCCTTGTATACTTGCGAATAATGTTCTGGCTCCACCCGCTTGGTATGCACCAAAAAAATCAATCTTGCCGCCAACACCCGCCGCCACAGAGGTAGTATCGGAGACAATTAGCTGTCTGCTACCATGAGCAGCTTCAATCGCGCAATCATGTGTTCCAATTGGAGTTCCAACATGTAGTCTATTGCTAAACAACCCTGTAACGCCAGAGATATGCGGTCCAGTAGAAAGGATAGAAGTGCTTGTGCTGTTCCCGCGAGTTGTAACTGTCTGTAATGTATCAGCTTCAGCGGAGGAACCTGTTGATACTGGCACACCACTTACATGCAAACCATTGAAATAACCTGTGGATGGGACATAAACGCCACTGGCAAAATCAAAAGTAGCAGTATGGCTACCACTTGAAATATGATCTCGGTTTTGTCCATCAGCCAAAACAGTGGCCCCATCAACACCATCAGGTATTTGAGCTTTATATCCACCAACTATACTATAATCGCCACTGACAGCATTAGAAAAACCACCAATACTAGAACTATAAGCCCCAGAAACTGAGTTCCCTACGCCTCCTAAAATAGCACCCCCTTGAGGTGGGCCATGAACCACATTTGTCCCACCAGCACCGACGAAACCAAGAGTGGCAGAAACTTGATTGTTGGTGCCTCCTACTAGAGTCGCACCATCTCTAGAGCCAGTTATAATATTCCTATCTCCGCCACCGATAAAGTTGCTATTACCGCCAAATATTTTGTTTTGATCTCCACCAACTATTGTGGCTGCTAGTTTAGCCCCAGTTATTAGGTTATCCCGACCTCCACCTAAGAAGTGTCCAGTGCCTAAAAATATATCATTATTATCACCACCTACTGATGTAGAAAAGTTTGTTCCTGTTACGGTAATACCAGAGCCTCCACCAATGAATCCAAAATCACATCCACTAAGCTGGTTACTCATTCCACCAGCTATCATGTTATAGTCGCCAGAAATTGTGTGACCGCTACCAGCTACAATTGCACATCCAGTAGATAAAAGCTTCGAATCAAAAGCCGATATGCTAGACTTATTATATGTTACGTCATAATCAGCATTACTAGTTTTAGGATTGGTCCCGATAGTTAGCTTAGAAGGTTTAAGAAGACTTGTTTGCCCATCTTCTGGGTCGAAAACAAACTTTTCATCAGAGCCAGCTTCATTCAAAATCTTTTGCTTACCAACAACCTCTAATTTAGAAGAGGGCGTGGGTGTCCCTATACCTACCTTATCGTTAAACAGTCCCGTCACACCAGAGATGTGCGGTCCTGTTGAAAGGATCGACTTGTTTGTGCTATTACCGCGATCTGTGACAGTTTGTAAAGTGTCTGCTTCAGTAGTTCCACCCTCTCCAGATATTAAATATATTTTTCCGAATGGATCTGTTATTCTACCACTTACGCCAGATCCTGAGTAGGTATTTGCAAATATTGTCCCCCCATCAAAACCATCGTCTACTATTAACTTAGCATCAGTTGAATCAGTTCTATCAGTTGAGGATACTGATCCTCCCGCATTGCCGAGATAAAGTTCATCACCAAAAGGTATAGATTCTATTCTATATGGCCCTACTGAAAATATTTGACTGTCTAAGAATACATTACTTTCAGTTCTAAATTTAAAATATAGATCTTGTGATAAGTCTATATCAGATTTATTATAATTACCAAAATCATTAGGGAACAATCTAATGTGTTGTCCTTGAGTTTGGTCTAGGGGAAAGTTTCCAAGAAAATTACCTTGTGTTAGATTGAAGCCAGTCCCTGTGTTGGAGACATAAACATCAAGGTTAGCATAGTTAGTATAACTAGGATCTTGATCAAAAAACAATTGAAAATCAATAAATCCAGATACCCCTGTATTCGATAATGTTTGCTGACTAAAACCTTGTAATGCTATAGCCCTATCTGCGGCGCTTGTAATGCTGCCAGTGTTTATACTTAAATTACCTGTCGATTGATTTAATCTAGATACACCAGATGCTTGGACATATACCTCTTGTAAAGACAGTGAGTTACCATATAAGAAGAAATCTGTTTTATGGCTACCCCCTCCATTGTTTACAACTTCGGTTCGGATACCAAAATTTCTAGTGTGAGACCCAAAGACATCTATATTATCTTGTTTAGTGAACGTAAAGCTTGGCGAACTGGTAATTTTATAATCATTAAAAACAACACCACCATCAATATTTAATATGCTTATTTTTTGGCCACTAATTAAAGGATCAGCTACAATTTCAGCTGATGTAGTTAGTAAAGAGCCTTGTCTATTAACAATTTGACTCGTCAAAGTAACAGTATCATTAAGGTAGACTCCACTGCCAGTTGTTATCTTGGCTAAATCACCAGTATCGACACTAAAAACTGTTTCGAATTCATTAACATTTTTTGTTTTAAATGTGCCCTCATAGTAGCCACTCGCGCTAACGTCACCAGCAGTTGTTCCGATACCTATTTTACCAGTAAGCTGAGTAGATCCAGCCCCCTCATAAATAGCGTATAGTGCTCCACTATAGGTGGAGTCTTTTTGTATAAGAATTTGATTTGTTCCTATACCAACAAACCCTGTTCCTTCACCTCTTAAATCACCAATTGGTGTAGAGCCGCCTAAAATTGTTCCTGTAGATCCTACGAATTCCTTAGCTCCTGGGGTGAAGTTAGGAACTAAAGATGTAGGTAAATTGTCAACTTTTGACGCTACATGTAAAAACCTTACATTATTCCAATTATTAGCTGAAGCAGCTGTTCTATGGACTCCTCCTACTCCAGTGGCACCTGTGGCGAACGTATATGCTCCAGAAGCATAAATAATAGCTCCTTCATCCTTTGTAACCCTTAAAATTTCGTATGATGGCTGGCTCATTATATTATACTAAGACTTTGAACAAATGATACATTGTTGACTAAAGCGTCATCGTAAACGACAAAAATACCTGAAGAGTCATAATCAGAATCGAAATATGCAGTTGTTAATGATTTTCCAGCCTTATTCCCTAAAGCATTTACACTATATCTGAATGGTCCTACCTGAGATAGTCCAGAAAATTGTAATCCTGTCGCTTGAGTATTAGCAGAGATAAAATTACCATTAGGCATATTCAATCTAACATTATAACCAGTGGCATTAGTTATTTGAGTCCATCGGCCAGTTATAGCAAATGTTTGGTTAGTGATATTAGGAATACCAGTAGTTACAGTATTTAATACTGGAGCATTCAATGTTTCATAAGTAATACCATTGATAGTTTGAGAAGTTTTATAACTAAAAGTATTTGCTGCTGGCTCTATGCTGATACTTTTTTCGATAAGGTCAAATTTACCAGTGTTATATTTTGTAGCAGTTACTAGATACTCATTTATATTTTCCTCTTGCATGGAAATAACTTTGTAAATAAATGGATCTGCATTTTTTATTTGTAATCTAGCAGGGCTACCAAGTTTTAAATTTTTCAGAATTTCTGGCTTATCAAAACCAGAGAGTAAGCTTCCGTAATTATTTAAATCTTTAGCATCTAATTCTGCGGGTGTGCTAAAAACACTTGTTACATTTAGGACTTGTAGCTGATCAGGATTTAGATTTTTCAAATCTGTCTCTAAAGCTCCTTTTGTTGGTCCGATGTAAGCGTCAGAATTAAATCCACTAAAACCAAATAGAGTTGACGATCTTTTGTCTCCCACCATATCCATTTCAGCAAACTTACCAGTGCCAACAGCGGCTAAAG